TCATGGCGAGGTATAACCTGCATGACTACATTGATGATCAGCGCCATTGGCTTGCGGTATGGCAGAACCATTTGGAGAAACTGGTTGGTCATCCTCTGGTTTGATGCCCACTTTTTCTTCCCACTCCAGGAGGTCTGAAAGTCTCCAGCGCTTCGGGCTTCCATTTATCTTCGGCTTCGGAAATGGTTGTGAAAAATATGCCGGCATTCTGGAAGGGGTGCTCCAAAAGTACAGCGTGCTCCGCGAAATTTTGTATCTTGATAAAACTTCACTGGTGATCAAGATATCAACATTCGTATAAGTTGTTTCATTCATATTGCACCTCTCAGTTGCATTGTCCCGGCAGATTGCGCAGCCTGCGGGCACCATTCATGGCTGTCGCAACGTAGCTGGCCCGGCGGTTAACGACTTCCACTGTTACCTTTATTCCATCAACCACTACGGTGTATGTGGTCTTGGTTTTCTGTCTGGCGAATTCACCGTAAGTTTCGACGTGCTTCGCGAGAGCGGCATCACATGCCTGGCGAGCCAAAGGAGATTGCTTACTGCGATTAATCAGTCGCATTTCTTCTCCTTGAGGGAGGGTTTCCCCTCCCAATCTCGTTAGTTCACGTATTCCGGTTTCATATCCGCCAGGTTGGTGAGATACCCCTGATACAATTCATCGCCAAGGCGAGGCTTCAGGAACTCCAGCTTCTTCTCTACGTCTGCAAACGCAGATTTAGCTTCTTCGCTTCCTGGTTTTGGCAGCCCATTAATGAGATCCGCAATTTTGTTGTTGGCGTTGATTTGATGGAAACGACCGAGAGCTTTATTTTTAAGCTCTGTATGAAGATTTGCGCCCAGTTCATTTTTTAACGCGTCAATCCTGGAGCCTATCTCCTTGGCCTCATTTGCAACTTCTGCAGATGAGATCTGCTGGCGGAATTCTTCGGCAATGATTTCGGCATCAAAACTTCCTTCCTGATCGGAATACCCTCTATCAGCCTGCTCGATCAATGGTGCGCCAGCAGCTGGTGGCGTAATGTCTTTCTCCTTCTGCCAGACCATTTCCGTTCCACGCTCGAGCATCTCCATAATTTCCGAGTTATTTGGCAGACGGCGGCAGAGACGGTGTGCAGCAGATTTGCGCGCCATGGATTCATACCAGTCAACCCACGGACCCTTATCGCTGTTTTTGCTGGCGGCGCGAACTTTTGCAATGTCGTCAAGATTCAGCCATTCGAACTGAAATTCCCCTGTTTTCATCCGTGCATATGCGACAGCCCCGATCATCTCGCCCCGGGCACCCAATGTTGGTTCGTAGTGGATATGTTCTCCACTGTCATCAAGCCAGACGCGAAACTTATCTTTCTCGTAAACTGCACGAGCTGCAATAATCGATATTTCACCCGACTGACGAGCTCGTTTTATAACGCCATCAATCATCGGCATATATTGGGCGATTAATTTCCAGTTGCCGTCTGCCTGTTTTTTCTTGTAGACCACCATCGCCGCTTCGCGGTTGTCCGGAATAAGCCCGTCTTTAGCACATGCAGTCAGGGCATTGATAACGGACTGACGATCGGCGTTATACAGATCATTATTTGCAGCCAGAGCTACTGCTGCGGCGTTAGTGAATCGGTCGAAGCTGACATGTGCAGGCAGCAATGACTGAACCGGAACAAGTTCGCGGTCAAGGTTTGCTTTTATATCAATGAGCATATTAGACATATTGTTTCTCCTTATTCCGCATCCAGTGCTTCAAGACGACGAGTGTCATAATCATTCAGATCGTCGGTGTAGGCTTCAGTGATTGGTGCAGGCCAGTAGCCTGTCTCCATGGCTTCTTCAATCTGGCGCAGTGCCCGGCGGTATTCTTTGCGACCCAGCTCCAGCAGCATGGGGGAAGCATCCACCACAGCTACCCAATGGTAACCGGGGTCTTTGTTCACGAAGATCCAGGTGAATTTATCCAATCCTGCAACATCGCAATACATCGCTGCGCTTAGGTAATAATCGCGGTCGATAATTTCACGATGAAGTCGGTCTTTCAGTTTGTCCTGGCGCACATACCCAAGACTTACCGTTTTCAGGTCAGCGCAGATGCTTTCGTAAGGGAGGCGGATCTCTATGTCAGGACGAACGCGCACCTCAAGCCCGGTCTCTTCATCGAACCCGAAATAACTGACCTCAGACTGCCTGGCTGGATGGTTTAACAGGCGGCTGGCATCGTTATTGGACTGAAGAGCATCATTGATATTTTTTATCAGCTCGTACATCTCAACGCTTATCGTCTCTTTACCTGCATTTGCCGCTTCCTGCTGTGCATGCCAGTCGTCGGCAAAGACTACGTCAGGGCGGATCGTGCGAGCGATTTCGGACAGTTGCTCTTTAGTGCCGCTGACGTTGTAAGGGATAAACTTTGCGCGCTCCTGTTCAGCGAACTCAGGTGCTACAGTTGCTATCTGATCCAGCAACTGATCACGAGTGCCGCTGGTTTTAAGCATCGGTTTCAGGCTGGCATTGTATTCTTTGATACATGCTTTCATTGCTGTAGCGGTTGGTTTTGTTTCCGCTGGTATCCGCTGAAATTCTTCCGGCAGAGACATGTATGAATTAGCGGTCTCCTCGGCACCTGCACTCAGTGAAAGCGGAGGCGTGAGGTTGCCGTTGTATTCTTCAATCCATGCCTTAAGTTCATCCGGGGTCATTAAAGCAGGCAGCGTTGCGTTGTATTCTTTGATGATCGCAACCATCTCTCCTGTCGTGGATACCACGTCTTCCGGCATTTTTTCTGGCAGAACGTAGTTATCAGAAAATTTTTCTGGTTCCAGCACAAAACTGTGTGTGGCGCGACCAAAAATGAAAGCCGGGTTATCATGCTGGGAAATGGTTTTGGCAACGTGGCGTACATTGAAGTACATAAGGCTGACGCGAGCATCTTTAATCTGCGTGCTGCTGAGCCCGTTCGCTGCGTGGTAAACGTCATTCGGCAGGCCTTCGTAGCGGCCTGGCTCGAAGTAAGCCGGGTATTCGATTACTGGCTCTGACTGCTGCTCTTCCGGCGCTACGGTAACTGCTTGCGTATTAGCTGCATCAGCGCCTTCGCCTGGTTGTACCGGATCAGTATTTTCGACTTTCTTTGGCTTAGCCGTTTCCATCTGCACATCGCTGGTGGTCTCCGCTGTGTTTTCCGTTTTTTTGACTTCATTTGAGGGGATATCGATGACCGGGGCGGTATTTCCTCCCATCAGGCCATCGATGGAGAACATGGCGCTGCCGAGATTTTCAACCTGCGGTTGTTCAACAGGTGCTTCGGTCTCAACAGCCGGAGTAGACAGCGGCAGCAACTCCACAGCAGAGTTAAACTCAGCCGTCATGGTTTTATTCACAAACTCAAGATGAGCCGCTGGCGTGTGATGAATGTTTTCTGGTGCGATGCGGATCAGATTGAAGATTGCCGCACGGTTCACCGCCAGTATGCCTGGTTGATTGCGTAAGATTGCGCTCCATGACTTCCATGGCTCTTCTTTCTTGGCCACGATTTCTTTGGCGCGTCGTAACACGCTCGAAGGAATTTCGAAGTGATGGAAGTCCATAGGCAGTAGGGCACAGGCAATCTCAAGATCGAGAGTGTCCAATGTGTGATGCGCACCTTCGCCGCGGTCAGTAATATAGCCGCCATCAGCGTTAGTGCCTGAATCAGTACGTTGCACGCTGCTGATGAGGTTTCCGGCTGCCCATTCGCGAACGAGAATGCCGCGGTCAATATAATCAGTCGCCGCCCAGATTCGGGTGAAACGGAGAACTAAAGCGAGTTCGTGACGCTTTTCCTGGCTGAACACTTTGCGAATGGCGTCGGTATACCGCCAAAGGTCTTTGGTATCGTAAGCCTTAACCTCTTCGCAGTTTTCTGCCGCCAGCAGAAGGTTCTGGACATAGCTGTTGTCAGTGTCCATCTCCAGCGCGCTGATACCTTCGTATTCTTCGCGGGTTAAGTGGTGGCGCAGTTCGTCGGCGGTAAACTGGGCGAGTAGCTGCTTGCGGAAGGGCATACGAACGACTGGATAACGAGTGGTTTCGTCATCATTCTCGTCAATCTGAAGACCGTTTGCAGGTTCTGGATCCTGACCGGTTGTCACATCGGTGTCGCTGGTGCTTTCTGATTTGAGAAGAGAAAGCTTTCCGCTTCTCCACTCTTCAACTAACTGATTGCGGTCGCCGGCATCTGCTCTCGCCCAGTCAGCCATGAATGCAGCGATAATCTCAGTTTCGTGCGCTTCATCTGGCACGAAGACCTGCTTAATCGCCTGAACCAATTTCCACTCAGCGTTCAGGCTGAGTTCGGCAACTTCAGGGATGTCGTTCTTCGCCAGCAGCAGGTTCTGGAGATAGGTGTTTCCTTCATCCAGTGACATTTCGCTGGCAGCCAGTTGCTGCTCTTTAGTGATATGTGAATGGTATTTGTCGCTGGTCAGGTGGACGGCATAACGAACTGCTGGAGTGCGGTTTTCAACCGGGACACTATCGACGGTAGTTTCGACTTTTACGGTAGTTTCCGGTGCGGCAGTTCTGTCCACGGGTCCAGCCGACTCAGCACCAGCCTTTGGCAGCCAGGTGCGTCCATCGTCCTGGAGTGCGTAGCGCTTGCACCATGTGTAATCCACGGTGCTTTCTTTCGGGAGGTCGTTATACACCGGGAAATCGGTGCGAACCGGTTTGGCGTAATCCTTACCGCGTCCGGTTTCAATACCGGCATCTTCGAGCTCAACATCGAGCTGCAGGTTGGCACGGGCTTCTGATTTCGCAGTGAACCAAATCACTGCGTCTTCTTTGCCGGATTTCTGCGTAGCCTTAACTACATAGAAAAATTCCATGTGAGATCCTCTTTTTTGGATGTAAGATCCCCGGGCCAGAGAAAGCGCCCATTGGGTGAACTTTGGTTTTTTAAGTAGTTTTCCGGTGTAACTTTGGTCGGGAGCACCGGACGTACGGGCCGCCTTGCGCGGCTTTTACGTTATGCCTCGTGGGCCATCTGGTCGTACGAAGCACAACGTTCAGAGCAGTATTCCTTTTCTTTGCGCGCCAGCTGTGCGCCGTTGCAATAGAGAAGGGTACTTTTGACTACTTTCGCCGGTTCAACCGGCTTGCCGCAGTACCCGCATTTCGTTGAGTTACACATCTGGATTCCCCTTTTGCGCCAGCAGGTAGCACAGGCGGCGAAGAATCACCTCGAAGAAGTTCAGCTTTACAGCCTGCTGCCGTCCTGGTTTGCGTGCGAAATCAATCATTCTCACCCTCGTTTGCCTTATCGCCGGCCAGCGGAACGTTTACACCTGATGCGCGTTAATCTCTCCACCTCATCCGACTATTCTTATGCCGTCGGCGGCTACTTCGTGGGCGTCCTGCCTAGGTGGTTCGTAGTGCGTCTTGGTGACAATAGTAAATCACCACTTTACTATTGGTCAAGCGTAAGAGTCATAAAAAGTACAGCAATAATTTACCTAGGTGTTTGGTAATTTCAAAATGTGTGAAAGTAGGCAAAAAAAATCCCGACGCGTGGTCGGGATCAGTGAATTCGGGGTGGCATTTTGGCAGCGGAACCGATGGGAGAGAGTATAAAAAACCCGGCACGGCGGCCGGGATAATCTAATGATTTGGCTTTAATGATGAAGCAGGGGGCGGGTTAGGCATGGTGGTTGTGGCGCTTTGAGGAACTTGAATTATTATTGGTTGCGTCTGAGCCGCTTCAGGTTGAGCTTTACTGGAAGAGCTTGAGATTAGGCTGGCTCCAAACCCAACTAGTGCAATCACTACGGTGATAATCACGCCAAATATAGTTAATTTCGTCGACAGGCCTGACTGAATGCCAGATATTGCTGTATTCACACCACTAATAGCAGTATTCATACCATTCATCTGTCCTTGAACTCCCTCAAGGCGGCCGTTGGTCGCTTCAGCTTTGCCTTCTATATTTGCCATTAAGGCATTGATAGAAATAGTGAGTTGCGAAATTTTTTCAGAGTTATCCTTGCTCCATTTCTCCATTTCGCTACGTAAGTCAGACGCTAAGGCAGAAACCTCAGCCTTGTTTTTATCTAAGTGCGCCTGAAGTTCTTCACGGCTCATTTCAGGCATGATGGTTGCCTCCTCGTGAGAGTCTTCTTTTCCCTGTAACAAAACAACATCATCCAGTGGCACTTCAACGTAAAATGGTTCATCCGAAGAGTTTACACTAGATTTGCCGTCTCCCCCCAATTTCTTTACATCATTGTTTCCTGTTAGGTTAGACACCTGCTGAGCAACTAGCATGAAGGTATCGCGATCAGACTCTGGGATTGACACACTTATCGATTTGCCATCCCCTCCTTCAGAATAACTAAGCCGGATGGTGCCAGGGAGGGCTCTGCACTCTTGGTTCATAGAGTTACCTATGCGTTATGATTGGCTAAAAACTCTTCTATATTATTCTTGAGTGCAGCAAGTTGGTCTATGTGAATATTCACAGAACACGAATGCTGAAGTTCTGTCTCTACGGCGACTTCAACTGTTACAGTTCCTTTGTTCTCATCACGAACACTTTTTATAGCCGGAATAGGCCTGGTTATCATAAATAGGATAGTGGCAATGTCCTTATTTACTGTTTGAGGTACAATATTCCCAAAGTCAGCGCTATGTTCTTGAAAAGTCTCAGCTCTTGGTAATTTTTCAAGTTTGTCAGCCATTTTAATCCTCATTAATGTGTAAAAATCAATTAGATCAAAAATACCACTTTTTAGGTGGAGAGAAAAGAATAAAGGTCAATATACCTACTTGTGACATTTTATTTAACGAATTCAGTTTTTAAAAAGTCGTACATCATACGTTTTCGGTATACAAAACTTTTCTTAGAATAAGGCAGTATAAAACTAGATTAGTCATTATTACTTCTAATACGCCCTTTCATATACTTCTCGTACAGCTCATCCAGCTCTTTCAGGCGAAGCGCAAAGATGCGGAGCATGTTTTCTTGCTCTTCCTCAGGCAGTTGTCGATAGAGCTCCAGAAGACGCTGTTCGTCCGGCTTAAGACCATCTTTTTCACCCACATCTTCACCGAGCAGCCAGGGCACCGACACGCCAGCTGCGTCAGCAATTGCTAGGGCTGACTCTTTGCTGATCTTACCGGTTCGAAACCACCCGGTTACTGCTTGCTTACTGACATTAGCTACTTTGGCCATCTCTGTTTTAGAGAAGCCTTTGCCGTTCAATTCAGTCAGCCTGGAGATAAGACTCTGGTTGGGATCTTTTTTGTTCATTCGTGGATTGTAAACAATAGCTTTACCTCTTGGTAGGCATGCGTGTATTGACTCAATAGTAAATTGATGCTTTACTTTGCTCATTTAAGGAGGTCCTATGACTGGTATTGAAAACGCAATTCGCCGTTCAGGTTCAGCCCGCGCACTGGGTGCGCTGATTGGTGTATCAAAAATGGCCGTTTCGTTGTGGCGCCGTAAAGGTGTCCCTGCTGAACGAGTACTTCCAGTGTTTGAAGTAACAGGTGTAACTCCTCACGAACTACGCCCAGATCTCTACCCGAACCCCACTGATGGTTTACCTAAACAGGAGCTTTAACAATGCATACTGTTTCATTTCAACAGAGTAGCAGAGCTTCCTCTAATCCAATGATATTCCCGTGTCATCAAAGCGAATCGGCAGCGCAGGGTATTGCTCATCGAGATATTTGTTCTGCAGTCCGGGCGTGGGCGGCAGCAGAAGGGCGCGTAGCAGTAGCACTTCAAATCCAGGAAGCGGCGGAAGAACTTCAACTTGATGGCGTGGATTTGTCAGGCCAGGCAGATGTCTGGAACGTGAAGCTGTTCCGATGGCTGGACAACAAAGAAGACTCCGCATCGTACCGAAAGAACGTCGAACAGCTGGTGCCCGCGATCATGTCTGTATTACCGATTCGATATCGCGACCGTGTAGTAAAGAACGACTCGTTCGCTTATCGCATGGCCAGGTTGGAAAAGGAAGTGAGTGAGGCGAAGCAAGCTCTGATGCTCGATGCACCGAAGAAGGAAAAGCTGAAGGAGTTAGGCGAGGGGATTTTTGAGATGTTCCGTGTCGATCCGGACCTTACTGCGCCGCTGCTGGCGATGGTGACAACCATGCTGGGGGCAATGTGAAGACTTCAGAAAAGGCGAAAGCCGGTCTGCGCTAACAGAACCGACTTTCAGGTGCAAAAACGGAGTGTAATTGCGGAGCTAAGTATGTCAAACACAGCTGAAATTATCAATTTCCCCAACAGAACTGAACAACCGGGAGGTCGTATGGCCGACCTGTCGAACGGGTATACCAAGGTCGCTAACGAAATCCAACAGCTCAAGCCTCGTCTGAGAATGTCAGGCCGGGAGTGGCAGTGTTTTGAGGCGGTGATCTGGCTTACCTACGGCTGGAACAAGAAACAGGACCGCGTTACGAACACGGTGATCGCTGAGCTTACAGGGCTGAGTGATTCGCATGTTTCTGATGCGCTCAAATCGCTCGCAGAACGTAAAATTATCTTCAGTCAAAAGCAGGGAGTGATGAAAACTGTCGGTATAAATACTGACCTTTCCGCCTGGGTTTTAGACAAACCGAAAACGGGAAAAGTCTTCCCGAAATCGGGAAAAGTGTTACCGAAAACGGGAAAAACCTTCCCGGAAACGGTAGACACCCAAGACTATAACAAAAACAATATTAAAATATCCTCGTCTCGGAATTCTGACGAATCCCGAAACCAGAAAACTCAAAAGTTTCTCTCTCGCCATCCTGAAGCTGCCGCCGGGATATACACCCCTGCAGGTAAATCATGGGGATCCGCTGACGACCTCAAGGCCGCTCGCTGGATTTACGAAAGGCTTCTCACCGTCAACGCTTCGCTATCCGAACCAAACTGGGCTGAATGGGCAAACACCATCAGGCTGATGCGTGTTCAGGACAATCGTACTCACTACGAAATCTGCGACCTGTTCCAGTGGGCCAACAGGGATGAATTCTGGAAAGACAATATCCTGAGCCCTTCGAGTTTGCGCAAGCAGTGGGATCAACTCACAACCAAACGGCTGCGCGCAACCGGGGCGGCAAAGTCATCGCGGGGCGGCGTTGACCTGCATAACACCGACTGGATTGACGGGGTGCTGGAATGAAAAATCTTGCCGAGAGCATTCGCAATTTTGACAGGGAACAGGCTCGCCGCGTGGCGCACAACATGCCTGAGCAGTACACCGAACGCGAACAAACGCAGGAGGTGGCTCAGATTATCAACGGGCTGTTCGTACAGCTGGCAGCCGCGTTCCCGGCAAGCTTGGTTAATCGCAGCCAGGAAGACGTGAACGAGATCCGCCGTCAGTGGGTGCTGGCCTTCAAAGAAAACGGGATCACCACTCTGGAGCAGGTTGAAGCCGGCATGCGCATGGTGCGCCTCCACTTTGGATAACCGGACATCAAAGGATTGTCGGATCCGCGACCGCCTCAAGTACACGCTGGATAACAAACCGATAGGGCACAAGGTGCCTTATTTGCAGGGACCTGGAAAAATCCACTTTTGCTGTCGGAGCACTGAAACTTACATCCTGAAATCGTCCGAGGAGTTGGGTATCAAAGTCGGCGAAATCAAGGACAGCTCGCGCGCCAGTATGGATGGACAGGTTCCGGCTGATACGACTTACCAGGACTGGTTCTCCCGGCAGTCGTTCACGCGACAAGCTGAGATTGTCGGAGAAACGCGCGCCAGGCTGATTCGTGATGGCGGCATGTCTCCCGATGAGTTCTACAACGACAGGGGCGAGTGGCTGACGCTTGACCAATTGCGCAACCGTGACGCGCAGGCGTTTAAGGATGCCAGAGTGTGATAGAGTAAATTCGTGGTGAATGCAGGATGCTGACCTGCGCGCCAAAGCGTCCCGTGAGAAACGGGCAAGCCGGAAACCAGACTCACCTCGGTGAGTCCCCGCCGTTCTGAAGAATCAGGATGCCGTGGCAGCACCGGCCACCACACTTGCTTATGATCGCTCAGGAGACCTTTAGCATGAAGATTTTCTTAAAAGGTGGGCCTCGAGATGGTGAGTCCGTATCCCTTCACACGGATGACTACGGAGTGCCATTAGAACGAGTGCAATTTCCTCAGCCAGTTTCTGATGCATCCCCATTGTTCAATAACGGATTTGATGCCTGTGATCTCGAACAGGATATTCTGATATATACGCTAGAAAGGATAGTAATAGGCGGGAAACTGCATCACTACGAATACCACTATCAAGGTCGCTAAGGCGGCCTTTTTTATTATCTAAATTTCACAACAGGCTGCCTCCGGGCGGCCTTTTTTATTGGGCCAGGCCCACAGTAACTATCCCAAGGGGACAACATGCTTATTCGTAACATGCTCATTAAATATTATTCGGCAGCTGGTGGTGAAGGTGGTGATGGCGGTGGCTCCGGTAGTGGTACGCCCGAGATTACGCCGGAAATCCAAAAGCTGATCGATGAGCAGGTCAGTGCTCAGGTTTCAGGCCTGAAAAATAAAAATAGTGAGTTACTCGGTAAGCTCAAAGAGTCCACTGAGTCGCTAAAGCGTTTTGATGGTATCGATCCTGACGCGGTGAAAACCATTCTCCAGCGTTTCTCTGATGATGAAGAGGCGCAACTGATCGCCGCCGGGAAAATTGACGAGGTACTGGATAAACGCACTGAGCGGCTACGTGCTGATGTTGATAAGCAAATCAAAGCCGCTAATGAACGCGCTGAAAAGGCGGAAGCGTTCTCCAACAAATTCCGTGATCGTGTCCTGGGTGATGCTATCCGCAGCGCAGCGCTTAAGGCTGGCGCGCTGCCAGAAGCATCCGACGATCTGATTCTTCGTGCTAAAGGCACATTCCAGCTCAACGACGAAGGCGAGGCCGTAGCAGTTGATGCAAATGGCGATGTTCTGTTCGGTAAAGACGGAAAAACTCCGCTCACCCCGGTTGAGTGGGCTGAATCTCTGAAAGAGACGGCCCCGCACCTGTTCCCGCGCGCCGAAGGCTCCGGGGCTGGTGGTCATAAACCCGGTGGCGGTGGCGGTAGTCCGAAACGTTCAGAAATGAGCTCAAGCGACAAAGCGGACTACATCCGCAAACATGGCCAGCAGGCCTATCTCAAATTGCCTAAGTAAGGACTAATCAATGCCTACGACCGTAAACAGTGACCTGATTATCTATGACGACCTCGCGCAGACTGCGTTTCTTGAGCGTCGCCAGGATAATCTGGAAGTCTTCAACGCCGCTTCAAACGGCGCAATCATTCTCGACAACGAACTGATCGAGGGTGATTTTCGCAAGCGCACCTTCTATAAAGTTGGTGGTTCTATCGAATCGCGCAACGTTAACTCCACCGACCCGGTAACGGGTAAAAAAATCGGTGCCGGTGAATCTGTCAGCGTTAAGGCGCCGTGGAAATACGGCCCGTATGAAACCACGGAGGAGGCGTTTAAACGTCGGGGTCGCGAAGTTAGCGAATTCTCCGAGGTGATCGGCGTCGACGTCGCTGATGCAACGCTTGAAGGTTATATCAAGTATGCCCTACAGGGTCTTGTTGCAGCCATTGGCGCAAATGCTGACATGACGGTATCCGCGGATATTGCCACTGATGGTAAGAAAACGCTGACCCGTGGCCTGCGTAAATACGGCGATAAATTTAACCGTGTTGCGCTGTTCGTTATGCATTCCACGACCTATTTCGACATTGTTGATCAGGCTATCGACAACAAAATTTACGAAGAAGCTGGCGTGGTGGTTTATGGCGGACAGCCAGGCACGTTGGGTAAACCGGTGCTGGTAACTGACACCATGCCAGTTGATGCGATTCTGGGGCTGGTGGCCGGCGCGGTATCCGTAACGGAATCACAGGCTCCGGGCTTCCGTTCCTACGATATCAACGACCAGGAAAACCTTGCCATTGGCTATCGCGCAGAGGGTACGGTTAACGTTGAACTGCTGGGTTACAGCTGGGATGAGACGAAGGGCGCTAACCCTGACCTGACCAAAATCGGCACCGGCGCGAACTGGAAGAAACATTTCACCAGTAACAAATCCACTGCAGGCGTACTGATTAAGCTGGAAGCCCCTGCGGGGGAGTAACCCTGTCAGTGGATAAAACTTCCGCAACTGCTGACAGTACCGACGCGGTGACCGTTTCGCTCAAGTACACCAGAAATGGTGCAGGAGTCTCCGGGGCATCTGTGGCGTGGACGTCTACAGGCGGCACACTCAGTGCTTCGACGTCACAGACAGGGTCTGCTGGTGGCTCGACGGTGAAACTCACCTCTGCTACGGCCGGCTCCTTCACGGTGACGGCTACCGTTGACGGCGTGGTGAAAACAACTGAAGCGATCGCGTTCACTGCTCCTGCGGGTGGTTAACCGACGGGGCGAAAGCCCCGTTTCTTTTGGTGAGGATCCGATGACCGTTTATATAACAATCCAGGACGTTGACGAGTTGCTGGGGGATACCTGGGCTGCCGCCGACAAAAAGGCTAAAGCCGTGCTCCAGGCAAACACCTGGATGACGGCGCTTAACCTTCAGGATATCGACCCGGAGCATATTCCTGAAGAAGTTAAGCAAGCCGGAGCGTTTATCGCTTCCGTAGCCTCTGCAGGCAATCTGTATCAGCAAAAAACAGATTCCGGCGTGGTGACGAGCAAAAGCGTTGAGGCCGACGATGTGAAGGTTTCCCGCACTTTTGCCGAGCTTTCAACCACCAGCACTGAATTACTCGATCCTGATTTGCAGCTGGCGCTGGATATGCTCAAACCGTGGATGATTAACCCTTTCCAGACGTTCTTTGTGAGGGCGTGATATGTCCGATTTGAAGGTGGTCCCATTTCAAAAGCCCAGCCATCACAACCTCGATAACGACCAGGTTATTCGCCTGCTGAAACAGGCTCTGGAGCGAGCCGAAAACGGCGGCTGCCACAGTGTCGCAGTGATACTGCTTGATGATGAGGGTAACGCGATTGATTGCTGGCATAACGGTGGACGCCCCTATGTGATGGTTGGCGCTATGGAGTCGCTTAAAACCGACTTTATCCATGCTCATATTGAGCGGCGGTAAGGGGGTAACATGCAAAATCCATATGTGCATTATGCCGGCGACGGGCTCGGTCCCCGCGATGTGTTTGTGAATGGAAACCCGATCAGACATGTCGTTTACGCAAACCAGGCAAAGGGTGTTGTAGAGTTTGCTCCGCTCCCGCTGCGGGTTAAGCGCAATGGCGAAATTTATACCCGCAAACTCCACGGTACAGTGATCGTTAAACCTCAGCAGCGTATTGGTGGGTGCAATGGGCATTCGTGACGAGCTGCAAACCGAAGTCGCCGCGGCATTCGATACCGACCTGCAGGATGCCGTTAAGGATTTCACTGGGTCATATACCGTTCGGGGTGCCTGGGACCCGGTGACGGAAACCGGCACTGAAACGCAGGTGACTTACTCGGGGCGTGGAGTACTGGCGCGCTATAAGCTGGGCCGTATCGATGGCGTTAACATTCTGCATGGTGATGTGAAGCTAACCGCACTGGTTAACGAGGTGACTGATAAGCCGGCCGTCGGGCATATCATCACCGCACCGGATCCGGTTACGGGTGAGCTTCAGCGCTACGAGGTCATCACCGCTTCTGCCGACTCTGCTGGCGCTGCGTACTCCATTCAACTGCGGAGGGCGTGATATGGCTAAGGGCTGGAACATTGACCCGGCGGCATTCGCCGGGCTGGTGGCAGAAGATGTCAAACTACGCCAGCGGACAATCGCCATTCAGCTGCTGAATGAAATCGTTCAGCGGTCGCCGGTAGGAAACCCGGAGCTGTGGGCCATTAACGCGACCGCGGTTCAGTACAACAAAGCTGTTGGGGAATGGAACGAATCTCTTTATGCCGATCCTGCCAACCTGACAAAGACAGGCCGTCTCAGAAAGAAAGTCCGTGTTAATGACAGCATGGATATCAGGCGGCCGGCTGAGTATCGCGCAGGAACCTTCAGGGCATCGCATTTCGTCAGCATCGGCGAACCTAATCATTCCGTCCCGACCGAACCGGATCCGCGCGGGACAATGACGTTTCTTAATGGCAAAAATATCATTGACCAGGCGCCAGCCTACTCGGTGATTTACATCCAGTCGAACCTGCCTTACTCCGTGCCTCTGGAGAATGGCCACTCAACACAGGCGCCGACAGGCGTCTATGCCGTCTCGTTTAATGGTGTTATTCAGGCCTACAAATGACCCTTACAGAAATCAGAAACGCTGTCATTTCCCGAATGGCGGCACAGACCGCTATTGCCTCTGATGCGGTGGATTATCCCAATGGCCCGGTATTTGACCCCAGTAACCGCGATATCTGGGCCCGACTAACCAACATTGCTGGGCAGGCTGGCGCAACCGAGATCGGGGACGGGCCGGTAGTCCACAGGACGGGCTTACTCATCATTCAGCTTTTTGTTCCGGTCGGTTCCGGGACGTTGCTTATCTCCCGAACGGCCGATCAGCTAACGGAGCTATTCGAGTTTAAGGATGACGGAAAGCTGAGTTATTTCGCTGTTTCTGCTGTGCCGGCGGGTGAGACCGATGGCTGGTTACAGCTCAATCTTCAAATTCCTTATCGCGCTCTGTAGCGCACAAAAAACAGGAGGCTCCTGTGAGCTCAGGTGCAAAAGTAGTAGCCGCGTTTATTCGCGAGACAACGCCAGGAATCACGCCTACAGCAGGGGCGTGGAACCTGCTGCGTCGTTCTTCATTTGGTCTGAAACCAACGCAGAACACCAACGACAATGACGAAATCGCTGGTGACCGCATGGCGCAAGGTGTTTCACGCGGCACAGTGGATGTCGGCGGCGATGTCGGCACGCGGTTTCGCTGGAACCAGCATGATGATTTTCTTGCCAGCTGCTTCGGTTCCGAATGGCTAAATAACGTGCTAACGATGGGTAATGGTCGCATTACGTTCTCCGTGGCGACTTTTGCCAGTGATGTGGGGATCGCCCAGATTGCCCGCGGTTGCCAGGTTGGCACCTTCCAGATGGAAATCCCGGCCGATGGTGATATCACTGCAACCATTACGTTTGCAGGGCTGGACTGGGAGACGAAGGGGGACGATACCAGCTATTTCACCGCGCCGGTGGATTTAGCGGGGGCGCTGCGTTACTCCTTTAAAGAGGTCACGAACATCCGGCTAAATGGTGTTGATGGCGGGACAGGTTTCTGCGTCGACACCTTCAACATCCAGTTCAACAACAATATGCAGACTCAGCGCTGCATTGGTACCGGTTCGGCGTTCGCCGGCGCAAACATTCCGACAACCTTTACCCCGTCAGGTCAAATCACGCTGTCATGGTCAAAGGCAGCCTGGGAGGTTTACAAAAAAACGTTCACCGGCGAAACGGTGCCGTTTAGCTTCACCCTGGAGAATGCTGAAGGCGCCTATACCTTCGATTTCCCGGAAGTGCAGATCTCTGGCGACTGGCCGGATGCGGGGAGCACTGACATTGTTCAGGTTCAGCTGGATATCACCGCGGCCAATACTCCGCCGACGATTACGCGCGTGCCTAAAGTGCCGGCGACGGCAATCAGTGTTGCGCCAGCCACTTCAACTGGGGCCGTGGGATCCACGGTGACGTTAACCGCCACGCTTACGCCAGCTGATTCAACTGATACCGTCCAGTGGACGTCATCGGATCCGACTATCGCCAGCGTGGTTTCTACCGGGCAGAAAACAGCAACAGTCACCAGAAATGCTGCTGGTACTGCAATCATCACCGGTAAGGCCCGCACCTATACCGCAACGTCTGAAATCACCGTTACCGCGCCTTAATTTACCTGGCCCGTTCTGCAGTCATCGCGGATCGGGCTTTTTTGGGAGTCTTTATGCTGATTATTTCTTCTCAAATTGATTTGAACGGAGAACGCTGGTTTTTCCCTTTCAAAAAGCCAGCAGGAAGTAAAAAGAAATTCACGCCGGAAGACGAGGCGCTATTTAGACTCCGTCTGCTGGTGGCCAGTAGCGAGAATCCACAATACCGCTCACGCAATGCGCTGGTGCGGCGCCATATCGACAAAATGGACGCGAGCTACCAGGTCGGTACGGATGCTTTCGATCTCGCCAGTGTGGGCGAGATTGACTCGGTTGATGATCTTCTCATCGACAATTGCGCGCGCTTTCTTCTGAAAGACTGGGAAGGCGTGGGGGAGCTGGTGGATGGTACGGAGACGGCCGTAGCGTATACACCGGAGCGTGGTGTTGCGTTACTGAAGCAAAACCCCTCTCTGTACTGGCTTATTCTGGCTGAGGCGGCGAACATTGCTCGGGGTAAGGAGCTGCAGACTCAGGAAACCGTAAAAAAGCCATAGAGGCCCAAAAGTGGCTAAAGGAATTCGCCGGCGAGCAGGGCGAGAAAGCAAAGTGGCGCAGGGAGAAACTAAATCTCCCGCCCATTCCGGAGCCTGAAATTGATGCGGTCACTGGGGAGATCCTCAACGCTTACGCCATGATATCGCGCGGCAGGAAGTATGCCGGCATGGCCGGAGTGCCGCTCCCTCTATCCCTGAATGATATTGAGCTTTACCTGGCATCGCGCACCATCCTGATCGACCGCATTGAGTTTGACGCAGCGATACTGGCTCTTGATGATGCCTGGAGGGCTGAGTGGGCCGAAGATCAGAAAAGACAGGCAAAAGTGAAGTAGTCATATCATTGTCTCCATCTATTCCTGTGCTAACCTGTGTGCAAATGTTAATGATGGGGATAAGGATGTGGAACTAATCATAATTTGTGCAATTATTGGGTGCATACCTGCGGCGATAGCGAGCAGTAAAGGGCGCTCGTTTTTTGCTTGGTGGTTATACGGAGCACTTCTCTTCATCGTAGCTCTAATCCACTCACTGGTAATCAAGAAGGACATTCGCGCCCTGGAACAGAGCCAGCTTGATAGTGGGCTGGTTAAATGTCCATATTGTGCAGAAATGATTAAGCCTGAAGCCATAAAGTGTAAGCACTGCGGTAGTGATGTAAAAGAAGCGATAGAAGTTGCTAGGCTCAAAAATTTTAAGCCGAGCGACATTCCATTTGATGCTTTTTTCATCAGGAAAAGGGTAGGCTTTGATGTTAATGAAGAGGCGGTAACTAACTTGGTATCACGCTTGAAACAAGCTAATCCAGAATTAGGCCCCGAGGGCATCAAAGAAAAATATTTTATGCAAATTGATGAGTTGGTAAATCAGCTACCTAGTGGGGTTCGTGATGAATTCATACGAACTTATAATGCAAAGCTTTGACAGCTGAGCCCACTATTTTGTGGGTCTTTATTGTTGCCCCAAAACATGAACCTCGCTCTGGCGGGGTTTTTTATTGCCCGGAGATCGCTAAATGACTGAACAAACCTCCCGCCTGGCCATTGTTATTGATAGCTCCGGGGCAGAAAAACAGGCTGATAATCTCGCAACTGCACTGGTAAAAATGACGCAGGCAGGTGAACGTGCTGCCACCAGCGCAGTGAAGGTGACAAAGGCCACTGATGAAGAAAAACAGTCTCTTTCTGAACTCTTAGATCGCATCGACCCGGTGAACGCCGCCCTGAACAAACTGGATAAACAGCAGCAAGATCTTGCAAAATTCAAATCAAAGGGGATGGTAGATGCCGATACATTCGATCTTTATTCAAAGAAAATCGAGGAAACACGAAACAGGCTAACTGGATTTCGTGACGACCTTGGCAAAACCGGCCAATCAGCCGCACAGACTGCCTTTGCCATGCGCATGATCCCAGCGCAGATGACCGACATTATTGTCGGCTTATCTACAGGTCAGTCACCGTTTATGGTGCTTATGCAGCAGGGCGGGCAGTTAAAAGATATGTTTGGTGGTATTGGCCCGGCAATTAAGGGTGTGAGTACCTATGTTATGGGGTTGGTTAACCCTTTCACTCTTGCAGCTGCGGCGGTCGGTTTTCTTGGTCTGGCCTATTACAAAGGCACTCAGGAGCAGGACGAATTTTATAAGTCTCTCGTTCTCACTGGTAATCTGGTAGGCAAAACTTCCGGTCAACTGGCAGATATGGCGGCCCGTGTATCGGTCGCAGCTAACTCCACAACCGGTGCAGCAGCTTCAACGCTGAATCAGTTGGTGTCATCCGGGAAAGTGGCTGCAGAGTCATTGGAACGAGTAACAACTGCCGTGGTTGAAATCAGTGAAGCCACAGGCATCGCCACTGAAAAGCTGGTGGGTGATTTCAACGACATTGCTGCTGACCCGGTTGCAGCCATTACCAAACTTAACGACCAGTACCACTTTCTGACACTGGCAACCTACAACCAGATTAAAGCACTGCAGGATGAAGGTAATCAGCAGGATGCTGCACGGGTGGCTACTGATGCTTACGCCAATGCCATGCAGCAGCGTGCGAACGATATTCATCAGAATTTGGGGATTCTTGAACGTGCTTGGGACTCGCTTGCTAAAACGGCTAAAGGAGCATGGGATGCCATGCTTGATATAGGTCGCGAGCAAACCGGCACCGAGCGGATCTCTCAAATTCGTAAGGAATTAGATTGGATAGATAAGGCTGCAGGCGGGAAGCTATTTTTTGGTGGAAGAAAGGCTGAGCTCGAAGATGAGCTAAATAATCTGCAATCTCAAATCACAACAGAAGGCGTTTTAACTGAAATAATCAGTAGTCATGACAAAGCTGAACAGCAAAGAATTAAAACGCAGCAGGAAGCAGATCGCGTTAACCAGCAATATCTGAGCAATGCGGATAAGCGCAATAAAGCCATTAAGCAGCAAAGCGAGTTCCTGAAGGCAGGCGCAATTACTGCAGAGCAATATTCAAAAAATGTTACTCGTATTAACGAGATGTACAAAGATCCGAAACCACCCAAGACGCCAAAGAGTAAAGCATATACCGAGGACGCAGCAACCCGGCTGCTTGATCAGATAAACCAGCAGACAGCTGCTTTGCAGTCCCAGATGGATGCCAGTGACAAGCTTAACAGCGCAACCCAGGCGCGGGTAAAGTTCGAACAGCAAATTGCTGACCTCAAGTCTAAAACGCAGCTCACAGCCGACCAGAAGTCGATTCTTTCCCGTTCAGATGAAATCCTCCAGGCGTATAAGCAGCAGGAGGCACTGCAAAATTCCGTAAAAACCCTGGACGATTACCGGAAGATGCAGGAACAGGTAAAGACGAAGGATGAGCGGACCAACGATCTGCTTAAAACCCGTCTTGAACTGCTGGAGAAGGCCAAAGCAACGGGGCAACTTAAACCCGGTGAATATGAAAAAACGCGGGCAGATATTTATCAAAACACCGATATGCAACTGCCCTCGACGGTTCGTAATGTTGTAGGAAACCTGACACCCACAGGAGGGCGACTCTCTGGAACTTTTGAGGGGATGCAGGGGCAAATCAACGAATATGACCAGGCTCAGCAAGAGCTCCAACGCTGGCTGGCAGCTCAGGAGGAAGCTTATGCGAAGGCCGGTGAAATAACTGCCGAGGGTGAGGCCAGAATGACCTCTATTCGTCAACGTGCGGCGGATGCAAATCAGGTCATAGAGGCTCAGAAAAACACCATCATATCTGCGGCCACGCAGTCCTTGTTTAACAGTACCGCCGACATCATGCGAACGGGGTTTGGTGAGCAATCGGCAATCTACAAGGTCGCTTTTGCTGCGAGCAAGGCATTCGCTATCGCGGACTCGATGGTGAAAATCCAGCAGGCTATAGCAAGCGGTGCAGTAAGCGCGCCTTATCCGGCCAACATCATCGCTATGGCCTCAATCGCTGCGCAGACCGCCAGTATCGTCTCAAATATTCAGGCTGTTTCAGGCGTTGGCTTCGCCTCCGGCGGTTACACCGGCCCCGGTGGTAAGTATCAGCCAGCGGGTATTGTTCACAAAGGAGAGTACGTCTTCGACCAGGCATCAACGAACCGGATCGGCGTGTCTCAGCTTGAGGCACTTCGAAATGGCCAACCGCTTGATGCAACTCTGGGGCGTACAGGGTTTGGTACTGGTGTTCAGAACGTTAACAGCGATAACCGTAGGCAAACAACTGTACACGCGCCGATTAATCAGGAGTTTCATCTCCAGGGTATTACTCCGGAGCAGTTGAGCGCTACACTCAATCAGAATAATCGACAGCTTTCCAGGCAGTTAAAAGGTGAACTCACAAAGGAGGTTACCATGCCACAAGGGGCTTTTGGCAACGCTCTAAAAGGAAACTATACACGACACGGTCCTAGGTAAGGTAAACTGCATTAGCTGAGACTTGATTAGGTAGGTAAGTCTAACAATCTGAGTAGGTGCAAGAAAACACAAGGATCTTATTAATGGAAGCGTTGTTAACATTTACATTTAAAGACTTTATAGCTTTTATGATTCCTCTTTTTATTGGCGGGATTATCTTCAATAGGAGACGTAAACGTAAGGAGGTTCGAGTGAAGTTTTCATTTCTTTGGCTTGTTTTGATAGTTGGTGGAATTCTTGAAATATGTGATGAGATTTACACAACTTATTCCTATAGGCATAATCACTTATATAATAATGATACGCTTACAACCGTGTTTAACTATGATTTTGCAAAAATTGTTTTTTGTGGGGTTTTGATCTTTGTTTCTATTGCGCTTCTTCTTCAGGAGTTGCTTTTAAACAAGCAGTCACATTGACGTATATTTCCTGTCGGCACATCGCCCTTTTTTATTTTGATATGGGGCTGTGCCGAACCAATGTAAGCTCACATTAAAGTCAATAAAATTAATATATTGATAATGCTGTTTTTTCTGATTTCTTTTAGCTCTTAAGATGAGTTGATAAATATATCGCCTTGTGTGTTTGTGTCGATTTAATAAGATTTTTATCTTCGTTAATCTGAACCAAAAAATCAGAGATTTCTTCGGTTCCATCGTGCTTTATTCTGAAATGAATATCCTCCTGAGGTTAATGGTGAAATTGTATTCGAGATACTTTACCGGGAGACTGCATGACTGATATCTACTACCCGCATGACAGTCTTCCGATGCCATTACAGGAAGGATACGGATTCCAGCCTGTAAGCCCGTTAAAACGTACCCAGTTAATCACCGGCCGCGCGCGGCAAAGGCGAGCTTACACGTCCACGCCGACGCAGGCCAGTGTGTCATGGTTTATGGAGACTGACGGTCAGGCTCAGCTGTTTGAAGCCTGGTATAGGGAAAAAATAACGGATGGCGCTGACTGGTTTTATATGAAGCTACAAACCCCGCTGGGGGTGGAGTTTTATAAATGTCGGTTCACTGATATCTATGAGGGGCCAACACTGGTGGCGCCGATTTACTGGAAGTTCACAGCGACACTCGAACTCTGGAAACGACCTGTGCTGCCTGATGGATGGGCCGAGTTCCCTGACTTCATTGTGAACAGCGATATTCTTGATCTTGCAGTTAACAGGGAGTGGCCAAAGGCTTGATTAAAACCGTTTCACCTTCATAATAACCTGTGTCGATTTGTGGGAAAGTCCTTCATGCCGCTCCGTAGCCGGAGCGTGAAATAAAGTGAGGAATAGCGATCCTGCCGGTGAGGGTACACCCACATTCGACACCAATTTTTAAGGCCACCTTCGGGTGGCCTTTTTTATTGGGTAAAAATCATGACAAGGCTTAACAGGCTCTATGCCAGCAGCGGGCCGGAGGTGATCATTGAAACGCTGCAGATCACCGTTGGCTCAGATGTTCACTACCTGTGCCAGGGGTATGAGGATATTACGGCGACGACAGAGAGCGGCAATACCGTAACGTTTACCGCCTGCGCGATTGACATTGCGCTGCCGGCGCGCAACGCGGACGGTACGCAAGATTTGAAATTTGCCCTGTGCAATGTTGATGGTGTTGTGTCCACGACGATCCGCAATGCCCTGGCTAACAGGTTGTCTGCATCGCTGACATACCGCAGTTTTATCTCCACGGATTTAGCGGCCCCTGCGGAAGTGCCGTATACGCTGAAAATCAAGTCTGGTTACTGGACGGCGACAGAGGCGCAGATTACCGCGGGTTATATGAATATCCTTGATACCGCCTGGCCGCGTTACCGCTACACACTTCCTGTATTCCCCGGACTGCGTTATATCAGCTAAGGAACCCCAATGTTTAACCCTGATAAATACCGTTCAGTCACCTGGCTGAAGGGCGGGCGCGTATACCCGCAACTCGACTGTTTCGGCATTGTGAACGAGATACGCCGCGACCTGAATTTACCCGTCTGGCCCGATTTTGCAGGGGTCACCAAAGACGACGGCGGCCTCGACCGGGAAGCGCGCAGGATGATGCTTACCCTTGAGCGCTGCGAGCCCTGCGAAGGGGCCGGGGTGGCTTGTTATTCCGGATCAGCCGTCACCCATGTGGGGATCGTTGTCAGTATCGGTGGCCTGCTGCATGTGGCGGAATGCAATCCGGGAACGAACGTCACCTTTCTGCCGTTGCCGCGGTTTAAGCGCCGATTTGTCAAAGTGGAGTTCTGGCAATGACCATTCGTTTTTATCCTTCCCGGCTTCCCGGTGAACCTCTCGAAACGCATGAACATGGCGTAACCAGCCTTCGAAACTGGCTGGCGGTGAATGTTGAAGGTTACGAGGATCGGGATGTACCGCCGTTAACCATTGAGGTTGACGGTCTGTCCATTCCGCCAGGCGAGTGGGCTACTTGCGTGATCCACCCTGAAAGTGATGTCCGGCTTTATCCGGTGCCCTTCGGGCTGGAGGCCGTCACCATCGCGTGGATAGGTGTCGGCATCTCCGTTGCCGCTGCAGCCTATTCTCTGTTTATGATGAGCACCATCGATACGGGTGGCTATACCTCATCCACAGGGCGCAGTCTCGACCTGAACCCGGCGAAGGCAAATACCGCAAAGCTGGGTGATCCGATTCGCGAGGTGTTTGGCCGGGTGCGCATCTACCCTGATTATGTGGTCCAGCCTGTGACCCGGTTCGACGCTGCTGATCCTACGAAAATGCGCGTCCAGATGCTGCTGTGTCTCGGTGTCGGTGAACTGATTTATACCAATGGTGATATCCGGGTTGGCAGTACGCCAGCTTCAACGCTGCCGGGATTCAGCAACACCTATTTTCCGCCCGGCGTGGATGTTTCCGGCGATGAGCGCAGCGAAAACTGGTTCAACTCAACAGAGGTGGGTGGAACTTCAAGCGGAACAGGGCTGGACATGGCGCAGACCTCACCTGATTCCGACGATATTATCGCTGACAGCATGACGGTTTCTGGTGCATCCTTAACGTTTACAGGCCTTGATACGGATGATGGTGACGATGACGACGAGGACGATAATTCTCTTCCGAACAGCTGGGTAACGGGGGCCATAGTTGAAATTAAGGCGCCGACAAATTATCTGATCTCCACCTCTTCTGGTTACAGTGTTTTTGCCAGCTCGTTGCTTACCGAACTTGCTCCCGTAGCGGGTATGCCGGTGACGCTGAGTTTCAACAGCGTCGATTATGATCTCGTCATTGCGTCCTATACCCCAGGTCAGGAGGCGGTGCCTGGCGAGGGTGGCAGTGCAGCAAAAATTCAGGCCAGTGCGGCTCCCGTCACCTACGATTTTTCGACCAGTTCCAGTACGTTCATGATCACATGGCAGGGCACCACCTATACGGTGTCGCTGGTAGCGAACTACATCTCGATGTCGGGACTGCTGGCGGCCATCACCGAGGGACTCACTGGCTCCGGCCTGGTCGCACGGGACAACGGCGGTACCGTACTGATAACCGAGGCGGCCAGTCCTTACGTGGGTGGGGCAATCACATCCTCCTCGCTGCCTGCAGCCGTTTTCGGTGATGCCCCGGTTTACACCTCCGGCACGCCATCAACCGGCGGTAGCCCGGCGGTAACGGCAAACGTGACGCTTGCGTATAACAGCACTACGGGACCCGCATTCTCGGGCATGCCTGAAGGTGTGCAACGGCTTTCACTTGCTCACCGCGGGAATGAGTACCAGATCGTCTCTGCCGACGGCACAACGGCAACAGTGGCGCGCCTGGTTAATGGGTCCGTTGATGAGTCATGGCCGGGATTCACCGCCAGGACGATGATCGACTATGAGGCCACTGGTCTTAACGACACGCTGAGCTGGCTGGGGCCGTTCCTGGTTTGCCCTGAAAATGAGACCGTCGATATGTTCGAGGTGAATTTCTCTTTCCCGAACGGTATTTGCGGCTTTGACAGTAAGGGCAAAAAACGGATTCGCCACGTTGAGTGGGAGATACAGTATCGCGTCTACGGTTCCGGAGCGGGGTGGGTGAGTCACCAGGGCGAGTACGCGCTGAAAAACATCAACGGGTTAGGTTTCACTGAGCGGATCACCCTCAGTTCTCCGGGGCTGGTGGAAGTTCGCTGTCGTCGGCGCAATGAGCAGGGCTCAAACAACGCCAGGGATTCGATGTACTGGCAGGCACTGCGCGGGCGACTGCTGACACGTCCTTCATCCTATCCCGATGTGTCGCTGATGGCGGTGACCGTTGAGACGGGCGGGAAGCTGGCGGCTCAGTCGGACCGCCGCGTAAACGTTGTGGCCACGCGGTCCTATGACTCAGGAACGGCCAGAACCATTTCGGGGGCGCTGCTGCATGTCGGGAGCTCGCTGGGGCTGGAGATGGACGTCGATACCATCAACGCGCTGGAGTCCGCGTACTGGACGCCACGGGGCGAAAATTTCGATTTCGCCACCGGCGACAGTATCTCGGCGCTGGAAATGCTGCAGATGATAGCCAGTGCCGGGAAATCCCGCTTCCTGTTAAGCGATGGCCTTGCGACGGTCAACCGCGAGGGGATTAAGCCCTGGACGGGGATCATAACGCCGCATGAGATGGTGGAGGAGCTGCAGAGCGGATTTACCGTGCCGTCCGACGATGATTTTGATGGTGTCGACGTGACGTACATCAACGGGACTACCTGGGCAGAGGAGACTGTTAAATGTCGGACACCCGATAATCCCACGCCGGTGAAAATCGAGAACTACAAACTCGATGGGGTTCTTTCTCAGGATCACGCCTACCAGATCGGCATGCGTCGCCTGATGAAATACCTGCAGCAGCGGGTGACGTTCCAGACCACTACCGAACTGGACGCGCTGTGCTACAACACGGGCGATCGCATAGTGCTCACGGATGATATTCCTGGCAACAACACGATTTCCTGTCTGGTTGAGGCGATGACAACGGCTGGTGGCGTGACAACGTTCACCGTCACGGAGCCGCTGGACTGGTCTTTCGAAAACCCCCGTGCGCTGATCCGCTATCAGGATGGTTCTGCATCCGGTCTGATGGTGGCGAGCAGAGTGGGGGATTATCAGTTGTCCGTTCCCCATCTGAGTGATTTTGATGACCCATTGAAGATTGACCAGACTTCACCAGCTATTGAGCCAGTCCGCCTGGTGTTCTGCGGCTCAACGCGTCATGTCTATGACGCCATTGTTGAGGAGATTGCCCCACAATCAGACGGGACGTGTCAGGTTACCGCCAAAGAGTACCGCGCGTCATTCTATGACTACGACAACGCCAGTTATCCCGGCAACATTGCATAAAACAGAAATAACTCTCAACAACCCGCTTCGGCGGGTTTTTTTGTTATAGGGCGACTATGAGCACATATAAAACGAAAAATCCTTTAGGTTCCGCCGCCGTAAAGGACCTGTACGATAACGCTGAAAACGTAGATAAATTCGTTAACGACAGGACAAAAGAGGAGTTAGAGGACCGGTTAGGTGTGCTTCGCAAAACCTGGCACGGCATGGAGATGATCTTCAGCCGCTTTATCGACTACATCACTGGTCGCGGCGAGCAGGCAGTTGCAGCTATCGGCTGGCAGGAGCTTGGCAACTGGGCTGTTGGTCTGGCTGTAGATAATCGCCAGCAAATCGTCTACTACAATGGCTCCTGGTACAAATACCTTGGTGAGCTTGAGCACCTCATTGCCGGGGATTCTCCTGAGAACGATGGCGGTGTATGGTCGGCTGCAAACCCTACAGGGAAATGGTCGAACATCGGTGACGCGGCTCTTCGCTCAAACCTGGGTTCAAGCGAACCCGGTATGGGCGATGATTTGGTCTTCACGAAATACGGTATTTCCGTAGGGGAATACATCCGTAATTCCCCTGTAAGACTGTCTAACTACAAAATCACTGCAGGTGCTGACGTAACAACAGAATTCAGTGCGGCTGCAAATCTCGCTGCATTATCCAAAAAACTATTCCTGGTTGATGTGGATTGTCTGATTTCCTCTGTCACGATTCCTGGTAATTTAACAATCGAGATTATGCCTGGAAAAGCCATTTCTCAGCTTCCAGGTTCTGGTCTGAAAATGCTGATTGCCGGTGGTGATAATGTTCTGATTAAGTCTGATGGGACGGGGAAGCTTATCGGCCAGGAAGCGCTGCAGGGAGGGATAAATTACGGCTTCTGGGCTGAGGGTGTAAGCAGGCCAAGGCTTGAGGGCGTCGACATTGGGCATTTTAAAGGCTTCGGGGCATATTTTTCTAACTGCACCAGACCTGCATGCATTCGGTCAAGAGTTCACGACATTACAGGTGGCTATGTTGAGACTGCCGGCGGTATTTATTTTACAAATTGCATTGAACCATACTCAGAACGCAACCTGGTTACTGATGTGGGCGCTAACGGAATTAAGTTCCGTGCCGACACTCTCGGGAAAACGGTGAGAGGAAAATCTGTCGGGGATCGGGTATACCGCGCCGGATACATTGGTATCGCGAACAGTAAATGTGCTCACCATGTTGTGGAGGACTATTACTGCGAGGACTGTGGCGATAATGGCGCAGATATGAACGGATGTTATGACACCCAGTTTAAAAACGGAACATCGGTTAACTGCCTCGATGGCGCTTATGTAGGTGAAAACAACCTCAACCTGTGCAAAATTATCAACCAGGTATCTGTCAATTGCAGTCGTTCAGCGGTTGGCTCTATGGGGGCAGCGACTAATGTGTTTCTGGATAATTTGACCGGTGACGGCTGCGGTAGCGGCGTGTACTGCTCGGGATTTACCGTTTTTAAAATTCGTGGTGGTCAGATTATTAACTCGGTTAAACGCGCATATCTCGATAACCATGACGGGAAGACGAAACAGAGCACCGGACATGGCATCCATATTCAGTCCGACCTGACTGGTCTGCCAGCCTGTACTAACCCGGATATTCAGGGTATGACGTTCCTGAATAATGCAGGGTATGACCTGGCGCTGGGCAATGCGGGTGTTATTGGTTCACTGCAATTCCTGAACAATACATTTATGGATAATGCCGGGGACGGGAAAATTTATTACGGGTCAGCAACATTAGGAGACCCAATAATTGGCAATAACATTGGATATATCACGTCACGCACTCAGGCATACAACCTGGCTGGCGATGGCTCTACCGTCGAGTTTACCCTGTCTCTTCCGCAGGAGGTTACTGATGCAAATTACCGTATTGTCTCTGTCGTACCTGACTGGCTAACGACTGTCAGATATCTGGACAACGTAAAGGGAACATCGTATTTCGGCATCACGTTTGGCAGTGCGCCACCGGCTGGAACGCGTCGCGTAAATATTTCGTTTGAACGTCTGCGCCCGGCGCATTGAGGTTGATATGATAACTAAAAAATTTATTGAACTGGAGGTCGGGGATATTATCGTCCCCGTTCCGGGAGTGGAAATAACCGTGGCGTCTGCGCCCGTCCTGACCAAAACAGATGATGGTGAAAATCACACACTGAAAGGGGTGCGGGATGGCAATGAGGTGGGAGTTGCTGGATTTTATGACTCGGTAATGCAAGTTAAATGAATATCCCGCCATTACTGGCGGGATAATTAATTACAATAAATCGTTTTCCAAGGCTGCCTCTGCGGCCTCAAGAGGATTTCCGTTACCAGCCCACTCAAATTCGAAATCCCTTTCACCCGCTACGGAACACCCTGGCGTGGACATGCTGTAGGTGGCAATACCCAGTTGCCCGTAAAGACTTTTTATCCCGGTTACTTCGTACGTCACATCGACAGTAATGTCCTCTGCTGGCTCCTGAATACCTAAATCAGGGTAGTAGCCGCATTTACGTATTTTTTTAGAGACGGTAAAACTCATAAATCACTCTCCCTTTATGCAATTTTTAACCATAAGCCCCATGTTGGTGTTGTTCCCCCGGTTAAGAGCTGTTTATAAATACCGCCTGAGGCTTTCAGGGAAATTACCGTAATGATCCTGTACCCTGCAGATATGTATCCGACCTCAATCTGCGCCGCACCAGTCAGGCCTGCGGGTATATTGCTATGCATCGTAATATCGGATGTGTAGTATCGTTGGCTGACAGTCAGTGCATGCAGGTCAGTCGCCGTTTCCATAGCGAGTGTATCGCCCGACATATCACGCCACGATGCACCATCCGATGCATACGGTTTCCCGTTGACCACAATAAACTCACCGTAGCGTGCAGCTGCATCAGGAAGTGCACTATACGGAAAGGATGAGGCGAATGCTCCGCCGGCCTGTCGCGCATAAGTCGGGTTTGTCACACGGCTGCGGGCATAGGTTGTACTGAAGCTCACCTGCCCACCCAGCACGCTTAGTGGGTATCCCGCTTTCGCCGTAATGGAATAGTTCCTGCCGAGATTCACCCGGGTTGCATTGTTGTGTTTTGGAGCAAGACCGCGGGCGTGGACATTAACTATTGAAGAGCCATAGACATCATCACAGTAAATATCATCTTCCCCGGTATCGTCAGAATCACAGTCCGTAAAGTTGTTTGATTCGATGGTGGAGGAATATAGTTTAGCCGTGTAAATACCGCCTTTATTCATGTGCCAGAAATCGCAGCCGACTATTTTAGCATTGACCAGGCCAATTCCTGCAGCTGACAGAATCCCCCATCCGGTGAATAAATCCACATTGGTGGAGCCGTCAAAGTACACGCCTATGATTTTTAGCGTATCGATGTCATAGCCTTTATCATTAAATAAAAATATCCCTGCCTCATGTCCAGGCACAATTAGTGTCCCGCCATCAATAGTGCATCCGCCGCTAATCTCCACAGCTCGTTCCCGGAATGACCCCCACAGCTCACAGCCACGGATATATCCGTCAGTACCGTTCGCCATTAACGTGCCGTTTGTGATCCGTGAATCACGCATGTGAAAAACAAAGCCATTATCTCCTTTAAGCGTGCTGTTTCTTGCAATTCCCAGAGCAACACCATAGCGGTCAGAGGTGATAATTTGATTATTATCCGCGTCGTAACGACCGGGACAGTCGATCCAGCAATCGTCAAGCCCACTACTGTTGCCATTGAACAGGTCAATTGTGTAATAACTATTTCTCACAGGCGCCTGAACCACTATTTTCAGGTGTCTGACCCTGACATTGGGAAACCCTTTAGCCTCTTTGTTCGTATAATCCGGACGGGCGAGGGCAGGCAGATCTCCCCCCGTCCAAATCAGGGAAGTGGTCTCCCTGCCTGAGCCATAAATACCGACGCTTCCCTGATAAATTAGCGGCGAATTAACCTGCCTGGCTTTATCATCCAGCTCGACGGTTTTGGCGCCAGAATTCAACATCCTGTTAATCGCAGTAACGTTTGCTGCAGCGGCCTCCGGGTCTTCAGCACCATCGCGTGGAGCATTGAAGTAAGGAGCCTTAATGCTGGCATGCCCGGTAATAATGTATGGAGACCTGACGATATCTCCGACTGTTTTACCAATTGTCGTCATAGACATATCCGCTCCAAACCCAGGTTCGCTTGAACCCAGGTTTACGCGAACAATATCGGCAATTTACAATCTGCTTTTTCAAAGGGTTGCATAATGCTGATTGGCTACGCGCGGGTGTCTACCGGCGATCAAAACCTCGATTTGCAGAAAAACGCGCTGGTTCGAGCAGAATGTGAGCATATTTTCGAAGACACAGCGAGCGGGAAAATGCCCGGCGGCCAGGGTTAAAGCGAGCGCTGCGGCGACTCCGGGCGGGCGACGTGCTGGTGGTCTGGAAACTGGACCGGCTGGGCCGCAGCGTGCGTGATTTGATTACACTCGTGTCGGAGCTGCAGGCGCGCGGGGTGAATTTCCGCAGCCTGACTGACTCGATCGACACGTCGACCCCTGCAGGCCGCTTTTTCTTCCACGTCATGAGCGCCCTGGCGGAAATGGAGCGTGAGTTAATAGTGGAGCGTACCCGAGCCGGGTTAGCCGCAGCGAGGGAGCAGGGGAGAGTAGGTGGACGCCGCCGGGTAATGACTGAAGAAGTGGTGGAGCGGTGCCGCAGGATGTTGAGTACGGGCGCAACCCGGCAGCAGGTGGCTGATGTAATAGGTGTGGACGTGAAAACAATCTACAAGTACCTCCCGGCGACTTGAAGACAACGATTTCACTACTTTTCCTGATATGTTACGTTTGGCTTAATCAATTCATTCAGCTTTGAAAACAGTTTGGTTTGTTCGTGAACGGTAAGAAAACAATAAGTTTTGAACAATTTTTAACTATTAACAGCAATCTTGTTTCCATCTCAGATACATGGGCAGACTTGTGGGCGTTAATTTTTCACACAGGTTTAAGCGCTGGAAGGCTGCTGAGTATTCGATATGATGATATTGATGATGGCTTGATACTGATACGAAAACAGGGTCACCTGAAGGAGCTACGTGTTGAATCAACCCCTCCAGTGGAGGGGATCATTGCTCGTAGAAGAGAACGCTATCCAGAAGATGTTTTTTTATTTCAGAGCCATTCTAACCGTGTGAAGTACCAACGCCGGCCGGTCACTATAATTGCTTTCAACGCCGCTTTACGTCGCGCCGCTAGATCATTACCAGACGTTAACGTAAGCAGTAGTAGCGCGAGAAACATACCGGACTAAGCGCCTGTCCAGTAGCGTGCGGCCGATGTGACAGGCGTGTGAGTGAAGACGATTTACAAATATTTGCCAGTACAATACGGCGATAAAAAATCCCCTTGAGCAGGCACACTCAAGGGGAAAATACTACATAACATCATTGCTGTGTGCGTCTTTGCGCTCATCTATCTTCCAAGAAGATGCCTAAAGCTTCCAGATATTTCTGGTCTGAGCAGTTAAAACATCGGATCGGCGGCCTATGTGATAGGAGGGGGTGAAGACGATTTATAAATATTTTCCAGCCGGTTAAGTTTGCTCACCTGCGAAACGTATGCAAGAGATCGCAGGTGAACAATTTGCTATGAAGGCATTGCCATAGCTGAAAAATTTTAATCTCGCATTGTTCGCAAAACCATCAAACAGCTAAGGCCTGAAAACACTTTAAGACTTACCTTACTCCTTACATCAATGTGTTACGGCAATGACACAAATTGATAGCCAGAATCTATATTGATCTGTCGCTCTGTTAAAACTACTGTATATAAAAACAGTATAAATCTGAGCGAGTCAATTATGCAGTTTTACACGCCCGTTGAGTTACGTGAGATCATGCTGATCCCGTTGTACAGTGACCTTGTGCAATGTGGTTTTCCAAGCCCTGCACAGGATTACGTTGAGCAACGTATCGATCTGAACGAGTTGCTCGTTAACCACCCCAGTGCAACGTATTTTGTCAAAGCCGCCGGCGACAGCATGAAGGATGCCGGCATAGGGGAAGGTGATCTTCTTGTTGTGGATAGCTCAAGGACAGCAGTTCATGGCGATATCGTTATCGCTGCAGTAGATGGGGAATTCACCGTTAAGAAGCTGCAGCTGCATCCGCGGGTTCAGCTTAACCCAATGAACCCTGCATATTCGCCGATAGTCGTCGGAAGCGAGGATACTCTCGATGTGTTCGGGGTCGTAACTTACATCATCAAATCGGCCGGCTGAAATGTTTGCACTTTGCGATGTGAACTCATTTTACGCATCGTGCGAGACCGTATTTCGTCCTGACCTGAAGGGGCGGCCGGTGGTCGTCCTGTCAAACAACGACGGCTGCGTGATCGCCCGTTCGCAAGAGGCGAAGCCCTTCGTCAAAATGGGTGAGCCTTATTTCAAGCAAAAGGACATGTTTCGCCGGCACGGTATTATCGCGTTTAGCAGCAACTATGAGCTTTATGCCGATATGTCCAACCGAGTGATGACAACGCTGGAGGAACTATCTCCACGCTGCGAAATTTACAGTATTGATGAGGCATTTTGCGATCTGACTGGTGTTCGTAACTGTCGCGATCTTACCGATTTTGGCAGGGAAATTCGCGAGACGGTTCTGCGCAGGACGCACCTCACGGTCGGCGTCGGCATAGCCCAGACTAAAACCCTGGCGAAGCTGGCCAATCATGCTGCGAAACAGTGGCAGCGACAGACCGGAGGAGTGGTGGATCTGTCTAATCTGGAAAGGCAGAGGAAGTTGATGGCTTTGCTTCCGGTGGATGAGGTCTGGGGAGTCGGGCGCCGCATCAGTAAAAAACTGGAGGCAATGGGCATTAAAACGGTTCTTCAACTGGCGGATACCGATATCCGTTTTATCCGGAAGCAATTTAATGTGGTTCTGGAGCGAACTGTGCGGGAGCTGCGAGGCGAAACATGCCTCGGGCTGGAGGAGTTCGCACCGGTAAAGCAGGAAATCGTGTGCAGCCGTTCATTCGGCGGTCGTATCACGGAATACCATGAGATGAGGCAGGCTATATGCAGCTATGCGTCCCGCGCAGCGGAGAAACTACGTGGCGAGCATCAATATTGTCGGTTCATCTCAGCGTTCGTCAAAACCAGCCCCTTTGCGCTTAACGAGCCATACTACGGAAACAGCGCATCAGTAAAGCTGCTAACTCCGACCCAGGACAGTCGGGACATAATTACCGCGGCGACGAAATGCCTCGATGTAATCTGGCGAGACGGGCATCGCTACCAGAAAGCAGGCGTGATGCTGGGGGATTTCTACAGTCAGGGCGTGGCCCAGCTCAACCTCTTCGACGACAACGCACCACGGAAGAATAGCGAGAAACTGATGGAAGTTCTCGACCATCTCAATGCGAAAGGCGGAAGAGGAACTCTGTATTTCGCAGGGCAGGGGATCCAGACTGCCTGGCAGATGAAGCGGGAAATGCTATCCCCGCGCTATACTACGAGGTTCTGTGACCTGCTCAAAGTTAGATGATTCGGCCATTAACGGTAGTGGTTATGCTGTTACTACAGTCTGCTTAGAGCGATCTGCGGACATTGCTAACAGCGTTCGGTGTGAATTTTCAGGGAGCTAGTCAGCAAAGCATTACGTTGAGGCTGTTACCCTAATTGTTCACTCCAACCCTAACCCCACAAGCTGATTCATCAATTAGTAATCTGCGTGTTTCACACTTTTCAAAAATGCTTTCATATTTTCATTAGGCTGCTCAATTTCGAAGTTACTTCCATATAACGCTTGTAATTTTGGCCATAACTTACTTAATAATCCTCCCCTGCGATAAAATGGATGTATCCAAACGGTAGATAGGTACGGGGAATTTTCATTTGAATTGTTTATTGTGACTAGCCCAACTAAACATTGTCGATAACCACTATTATCCATTGATTGTATTTCATCGATGAATGGATACGCGATTACATCAGTCCAACCATTATCGGTTGTATCCCATTGCATTCCGTCATGACATTCCTTCGACTGATAGCGGCGTAAAGCTACACACGCGAGTTTTTGCCAATCTGGAGAATTAATTGTGATCTCTTCATCGTATGACGCGCCTATTGGAGCGGGTATTGGTCTGATTAATCCAGCATGGCATTCACAATAGAACTTCATGTCTCCCTCAGAAACGTTGTGTACGTTGGTTTGCTCCATGTGCGTGCCATTCAAAAATAGCTCTGATAGTAGTGTATCTACGCTGTACTCTTTATTGATTATTGTCGGCTTAGAGTCTTTCTTATTAAGGCCGCGAGTAACGTTTCTTTGATCAATGTTAACAACATGAAATAGTCCGTCTGGGAGGCTAGCGAACCACGATGAGGCATCTGACCAGAATAGTATGCCTTTTGTCTTTCTTAAGAGTTTAATTAAGTTAATACAGGCTTCTTCACTAGTCTTGCCGTAGATGCGAAGTATGCTAGGATTAAAGTAACATTCATCCATATCGGGGAATGCAGCTTCGCAAAATTCCTGTACATAATTTAATACCTTGAGTCTACACAAATCATCATAGCTGGTAATAACTAAGGGGGTATCTTCATTACTATTATGATTATCAATAATGCAATCTATAGCGAGACTTACTGCTTTGCGTATCACTTCAGTTGAATCTAACGACTCTAGAAATTTTGTCTTTCGTGTGCGAATATCCATGTTAGACCTGCGCTATTAAAATTCATGAATGAACGGTTTGTCATCTGGTTGTAAAATGGTGGTTTTATTCGTTGCTATATTTAAACTGTCGTAGAGCATAATTGCTAGGTTCGACGCATTTTCAATCAGCGTTTCAAGAGCTTGGTCTGTAATCACTACGAGGTTTCCTTCTTTATCCTTTCCACCACGATGCACTAAGTGATTTCGATTGAGGGTTGCCAATTCAATAGCTTCTACCGGACAGTCTTTTTGTAATTTTATATCGAATGTAGCTTCATAGCGGTCGATTACCTTTTTAGTGCTATGCCAGCTTGCACTGATCAAGTGTTCCTTGATTGACCTGATTAGCTCTCCCCTAATTTTCTCGATGGGTTCACCTTTGAAAGGTAATGCAGCAATATCTTTGCTTACTTTAAATTCAGTCTTACCTTTTTCTATGCAATTTGCTATGTAAACATCATCTTTCTCTATAGAGTTAATGAATAGTTCAACATAAAGGGTTTCCAAAGCTGTAATAACATTCGTGTAGAGCAAACTAAGCAAGTGGTCCTTTTGCTGTTGGTCAGTTTTATCTTTTGCTAGTTTTTTTATTTTATCGATGTTGTCAATGAATTTTAAATACGGATTGCCGGAAGACGTTACTGCGTCGTAGATATCATCATCGTACCAATCATCTATATTATTTGAGTTTCCAGACCAGTCAAAACATTGTGTTTGTAAGTCATCTACTAATTCCTCGATATACTCAGGTTTAACATATTGTTCGAACATGGCTTGTAGTTCTTCGCTCGCATCATACGGCCCGCCATATATATAAGCATAGCCACCTTCTCTACTTTCATACGGACAAGCATTTGCGGGATCTTCAAAGTTTTCAAAGAACCAGTTTTTCATTGCTTCGAGTTGATCTTTTTTGCTTATGTATTTTAAAGATTTTAGTGGGACTTTCTTTCCATTAACCTCGAAAACAATTTTCAC